CTTTTGTTTAATACATTCATATGTGTTTTTGTTGGTCAAGTTATTTAACCCATCTCCTTTATCAACCATCAAGGGTGGGGTTTGACTATGATGACACTTCGTCATCATAAAAATTGTGCTTCAAGCCTATATTATCGGTTAGTCACTCCGAAAAATATGGTATCCAATAAAACACAACAATTTTGCTAACCATCAGATTTGAAACTGGGGGATGAATTTTACGCCATTCCAAAGGCGAGGTGCAATTAAAATCCATAGGTACGTAAACGCATTGCACTATCGTGTTCACGCACATCTCGCCACATAGAAAAAGGGAGTCTTATATCTTCCCAATAACCATCATGGCCCGTCATTGTAACAGGCTCATATCCAATGGGAGTCAACAAAACACCGGCATAAGAAATGGAAGGATTCAATACAGCGGCTGCGTAACACAGTCTACGTAATTGCTTCCTACCTTTACTGCGTGCCGAAGCTAAATTGGAATCTTTAATCTCCAAAAACACCACGTGATGCACACCCATAATAGTGGTTTGAAAAACCAAATCTACTTCTCCAATACTATGAACAATGATAGGAAAATCCATGGCAATTGCTGTCAAAGGTATATCAGTAAGCGCTTTAACATACAATGGCCGCGATAACTCCTGCTCCTCTCCCGAATGGGGATCATATCGCTCATGCCATTGTTCAACTTTTTCTTCATAAGACACATGCAATTGAGTACACAAATTTGTCAAACGGGCTAATCTTGCAACTTCTCTCATTTCATCCCGTCTATGCTCATAAACTTTTGGTCCATGATTAAACCATTCCATCAAAGCTGTGTCAATGTTCATCGCGCAAGCTTCCACTTCAGAAAGAGGCGAATTTTTCTCACGCAAAAAGCAATGGAGCATTTTAAAACATGAATCCTCTGCTAAAGCTCCAACTTCATGCCCTAAATCAGCATGAAAAACTGATTTGCGTTTAAGAAACTCCAGCTGATCAATGGTAATAAAATCAACCATATCACTTTCCTTGTCTGGCATAGTATAAACCTGGCCAAAACGTGCTAGAACTTCCGAACAACTCCTGATATTAAAATCTTCGTAATCAGGAGAAACTGATCCGGCATTATCATCACCGTATGTTATCAATGCACATGCCTTGCGAAAGTCTATGGCTCTTGGATAAATAGTATAAAAGCAACATCTCATGTTCAAACTGTTGCAAATGCTATTAAGAACGGCAGTAAGTGGATTTCCACTAATATGTCCCCCACTATTCAAACCAATCAAGTTACCATCAAATGCTATCATGGAGAAAACTAAATCTCCTGCCATAGATTTCATAACCCCAATATCCTCTTCTTTATAACCAGGACATACACTTGCACAATCAATGAGAATCCTCAAACCTGCAAACAAAACTTGAGAAGGCAATTTTTGATCAAACTTGCTATAATCACCAGCAAGAAATTTCTGATCATTTTTTGAACGCAAATATTTCATAAGTTGATCCCATTCAGGTCCATGAGAATTAATTCCCACAGCACATTCAGACTTAAGTGGATTCATCATTAAAACTCGAACCAAAGGCAAAAAATATCTACGAACTAAAAAGGTTAAAGCAATTGAGTTTCCGTAAAAAATACGGCACTTTTCTTTTGCTAAAATCTCATCCTTCTTACAGGCTTTAGCTATAGGATAAGCTCGCTCACCACTCAAATAACAAGCTTCACAACGCGCAATTTCTTCAAGCACATAATCCTTGAATTTTCTATCCAACAATCCATCATTGTCGAACACATCAACATCAAGCATGTGCTCGCTCTTTGGTCCTGTCAAAGGGAAACCTATAGACGTTCCAATTTTAATGGCATCCATGAACTTAACACCTGGAACGCCATTAATGTTTTCCTTGTCGTTCATAGGAGCCGCATCATTCCACAAGCTACTCTGAAACAATTCGATCAATGGTTTCTTGTAATCTTTGACCGCTCTAACAATAAGATCATGTGGGAACGGTTCCCCAGGATTGGATAAATTGGCCAAACAAGTTTGCCAACCATACCAATCAGGGTTCATCTTAGGCGGTCCCCACTTATTTGGAATGCCACACACATCGGTAACCAAATGGCTAATAGGTGTGACCTTAACTCGAGAAACAGCCTTGACTTTACCCGGACATGCACCATAATACTCGATTTGAGAATCTTCCGGCATGAAATTGATTGGATTCTTCTTGTGAACTGGTTGATCACAAAATACTGTTACACCAAGAACCTGTGGTGAAAACTTTTCTGCAGCACCAGATAAAACAACAGCATCAAATTCATCAAGCTTCTTAATAGCTTCATCTAACTCTGGTTTAATGAAAGAGCCATAACATCCCATTGGAGTTCCAGCATGACCACCAAGATGTAATCCTGTAATGGCACCATGGGCTCCTCGTGAAATCAAAACAGCTCCACATAAGCCAGCAAAAGTATTTTCACTCAAGGTTTCATAAACACCACCTTGAAAAGACACTACAGTTTGCACCTTTTTTGGTTTTGCTCGACCTTCCATGATCTTAATTGAACCATCTTTAAGCCTGTAAATCATCTCAAAGTTATGCGCGGGGAAATGATCTAAAGGAAAATAATCAACAATATCCTTAAAAGATCCCCCGTTAGGTGAGTAACACACACGCATATCCGTATTTGGAATGAGAACAGATGAATCCATGTGCAGTTGTGTTGTGAATTTACCTCCACATTTTTCAGGATTTTCTTTCCTGAAAATAACCTTGAGAGCATTTGCTCCATCAAAATAATGATTTGGAATCATAACAACATTAGAGCGCAAAAATAAACCATTAACCATCAATCTCTTGTCACCAACTTCAACAGTTCCGTAAACCAAATTTTTGTCAATAATATCCTTGATATGGTCACGACAACTCAGGAATGATTTGTGTGTCAATGGTAAACGTCTGGTTGCTACACCAGACCAAACATTGTCCTCTTTATCTCTTTGTGAAACCTCTTCGATAGTTGTGGGTTCAAGGGAACCTTGTGGGTTCAATCCAACCCACCGCTTGTACAATTTGGCAAGTGTATAAGCAACACCCATAACAGCCGATGCTTTAAGAATCTTCGACAAATGGTTATCTCGCAATTCTTGAAGAATGGGTCTCAAGCTATTTCGATTTGCTAAATCCGATACGTAATCTTCTTTAACAAGCTTGATCATGTGCGATTGTCTAAAAGCACAATAGCCAAAACCAAGCCCCAATGCACCCAAAGTCAAACATTTATCTTTCCTTGGGATAAACTGGGAAAAAATGCCAGACAATCCTAA